ATGGAAAAACTGGTTGGGTAAATACATCTAAATCTATTGAGGTTGGTACAACTGCTGTTGTATTTGAACAATTTTCAGGAGCAGGAACTTATATTGCTGGTTCTGGATTAGCATTTACAGGAAATACGATTGATATCGTATTACAAACATCTGGTGGTCTAGAAATAGTTTCTGACGAATTAGGATTAAAATCTACAACTGCTGGAAATGGTTTAACTTTCTCATCTGGTGTTCTTAATATAGGTGGAACTACAGATCGTATTACAGTTAATAATGATTCAATTGATATTGCTTCAACTTATGCTGGACAAAATACAATTACAACATTAGGAACAATTGCTTCAGGTACATGGCAAGGTACTACAATCGGCACAATTTATGGTGGTACAGGAAATACATCATATTCAATTGGTGACTTATTAGTTGGTGCTGCAGACAATGCTTTAAATAAATTATCAATTGGTACAACTGGAAAAGTATTACAATCAAATGGAACGACTTTAGTGTATGGTGATGTGGACGGAGGAACATACGCATAATTGATATAATATCTTAGATTATATAATCTACTAACAAATAGGAGACAAGTATGGCTAAGAAGAAACAAGAAACTGTTTCAGATATTATTGATAGAATAGAAGAAGATTTGATGACTCTTCGTGATAAAGTTGAAGAACTTGAAAATCACGAGTGCGAGGAGGACGAAGATGACTCAGAAGAAGATACCGACTGGGATGAAGATTCTGACTCTACTAGCACTGAGGAAGATGAAGAATAAACAAAATAAAAAAAAGAAAAAATAAGGAAACTAACTGATGGCGACAATAATTAAATTAAAAGGTTCAGCAACTCCGAATCTTGCGCCATCAGTTAATGATTTAAGTTATAAAGAAGTTGCTTTAAATTACGCAGACGGAAGATTATATTACAAAAACGCTGCAGGACAAATAGCATATTTTAGTGCTGGTGCTACAGCAGGTGGTCAAGAAGGACAAGATGACGATCTATTTAATCAATTAGCGTTTGCAATTAAATTTGGTGCATTCCCTTTAGCTGATTATGGTAATATAACTGACCCAACAAGTGATGCTTTTGGACAAGTAGTTTTATTTACTTACGATAATATGGCAACAGAGGGATTAAGAATTATTGACAACGAAGGATTAGTATAAAATGCCAACACAATTACAATTACGAAGAGGGACAACAAACCAACATAACACATTTACAGGTGTTGTTGGTGAAGTCACAATTAATACTACAAAGAAAACAGCAGTCGTACATGATGGATCAACAGCAGGTGGTCTTGAATTACTTCGTGCTGATATGTCAAACGTATTCGCTTCAGCAACTCCAACAATAACTTCTTTAAACACATCAGGTGACGTATCTGTAGGTGGTAATTTAACTGTCACTGGTACAACTACATTTAATGGTGGCACTATCACTATGGGTGATGCTGACACTGATAACGTTGTATTTGGTGCTGATGTAAATTCAAATATATTACCAAATACTGATAACACATACGCATTAGGTAGTTCATCTAAAAAATGGTCAGACGTTAGATCAGTTTTATTAACTACAACAGGTGATGCTACAATCGGTGGTGATGTAGCTATCAATGGTGGCGATCTAACAACTTCTCAAACAACTTTCAATTTATTAAATACAACAGCAACTACACTTAATGTGGGTGGTGCTTCTACTGCAACTGCAATTGGTGCAGCAACTGGAACTACTACTATTAAAGCAGATTTAACAGTTGATGGTGATGTTCAAGTCAAAGGTGGTGATTTAACTACTAACCAAACTACATTTAATTTATTAAATACAACAGCAACTACTTTAAACGTAGGTGGTGCAGCCACAACATTAGAAATTGGTGCTGCCACTGGTACAACTAACATCAATAACAACTTAGACGTAGATGGCGATGTTAATATTGATGGTGGTGACTTAACAGTATCAACTACTACATTTAATCTTGCTAATACAAATGCCACAACATTGAACGTTGGTGGTGCTGCTACATCTTTAAATCTTGGTGCTAATTCTGGTACAACAACAGTAAATAATAATTTAACAGTCACAGGAGATTTAACTGTAAGTGGAAATACAACTACACTTAACACTGAAACATTAGAAGTAGAAGATAAAAATATTATAATTGCTAAAGTTGCATCACCTACAGACACAACAGCTGATGGTGCTGGTATTACAATTAAAGGTGCGACAGATAAAACATTTAATTGGGTAGATGCTACTGATGCATTTACATCAAGCGAACATATTGAAACTGCTGCAGGAAAAACATTAGCATTAAGTGGTTCAAGTTCAGGTAAAACAACATTAAACGTTTCAGCTGCTGCTTCAGGAACTTTAACACTTCCAGCTGCAACTGATACATTAGTTGGTCGTGCTACATCTGATACACTTACAAATAAATCTATTTCTTTAACAACGAATACAATTACAGGAACAACTGCTGAATTTAACACTGCATTATCTGATGATAATTTTGTCACATTAACTGGAACAGAAACATTAACAAATAAGACATTAACGACTCCTGTAATATCTTCTGTTTCTAATAGTGGGACAATAACTATTCCTACAGGAACGGATACTTTAGTTGGTCGTGCAACTACAGACACATTAACAAATAAGACATTAACGACTCCAGTTATATCTTCTATTTCTAACAGTGGAACATTAACTTTACCTACTTCTACAGATACTTTAGTTGGTAGAGCAACTACAGACACTTTAACGAATAAATCAGTTTCACTAACTACAAATACTATTACTGGTACATTAGCAGAATTTAATACTGCATTATCAGATGATAATTTCGTTTCATTAACTGGAACAGAAACATTAACAAATAAGACTTTAACATCTCCTGTAATTGGTTCGATTGTAAATACTGGAACTTTAACATTGCCTACTTCAACTGACACATTAGTTGGAAGAGCAACTACAGACACTTTAACAAATAAGACTTTAACATCTCCAGTAATATCTTCTATTACAAATACTGGAACATTAACATTACCTACATCTACCGATACATTAGTTGGTCGTGCTACAACAGATACACTAACGAATAAGTCAATTTCATTAACAACAAATACGATTAGTGGAACAACTGCAGAATTTAATACAGCATTGAGTGATGATAATTTTGCCACATTAGCTGGAACAGAAACATTAACGAATAAAACATTAACTACACCAGTAATTTCATCAATCACTAACACTGGAACATTGACATTACCTACTTCTACAGATACATTAGTTGGTAGAGCAACAACAGATACATTAACGAATAAAACATTAACATCTCCTAAAATTGGAACTAGCGTTCTAGATACAAATGGAAATAGTTTATTATTATTAACAGCAACAACTTCAGCAGTAAATCAATTAACACTTGCAAATGCTGCAACAACAAATAGACCTACTATTTCTGCTACAGGTAGTGATACAAATATTGGAATTAGTATTACACCAAAAGGAACTGGAACAATTGTTGTAGGAAATTCAATTGTACCATCAGGTGATAGCACAATGGACTTAGGAACATCTGCTGCTAAATTTAGACACTTATATCTGGATGGTTCATCATTCTTTATGGGAACAACAAAAATTACAATGCATAATAATGGATATTTTGTATTTAATAGTAATTCAGCTAATAGTTATCCAGAAGGAAGTAATGTGTCTGTTGCAACTGCAACAAATGGAATTGCCGCAACTAATGGCACTGCTGCAGCATTCGCTATTGCCCTTGGAGGTTAATTATGCCTGTCTCTACAAGAGAAGGACTTAAAGATTACGCACTAAGAAAACTTGGTGCACCAGTTGTAGAAATTAACGTTGATGATGGTCAATTAGAAGATCGTCTTGATGAAGCATTAGAATATTTCAATATAAATCATTGGGATGGTTCTGAGCGTACTTATGTTTCACACTTAGTCACAAATCAAAATATTAGTGATAAGTATATTCCTGTTGCTGATATAGTTTATGGTGTGAATAGAGTGTTCCCTATATATGCAGGGTCATCAACTAGTAAAAATATATTTGATTTACAATATCAATTAAGATTAAATGATTTGTATGATTTAACATCTACTTCAGTTGTTTATTATACAACAGTAATGAATCATTTACAATTACTTGATACGATATTAAATGGTCAACCTATGTTTCGTTTTAATCGTTTAACAAACAGATTAAATATAGATATTAAATGGGGAACTGCAGTAAAAGCAGGTGACTATATTATATACGATGGATATAAAGCAATAGATCCTGCTTCATTTACTAAAATGTACAATGAGCCATGGTTGAAATCTTATACCACTGCTCTTTTTAAAGCACAGTGGGGAACTAATTTAAAAAAGTTTTCAGGATTAGAACTTCCTGGAGGTGTGACACTTGATGGTGATAAACTATATGCTGAAGCAAAAGAAGAAATTAAAGAATTAGAAGACATATTAGTTGGAAAGAATGCACCATTAGAATTTTCAGTAGGATAAACAAATGTCTAGAAATGTTTATTTTACACAAGGAACTGCTAATGAGCAAAACCTAATAGAAGATTTAATTATAGAATCTTTAGGAATTTATGCTCAAACAGTTTATTACATACCAAGAAAATATGTAAATAAAGATCAAATTCTTGGTGAAGATACATTAAGTACATTTAATTATGCTTACCCAGTTGAAATGTATTTTGAAAATGTAAAAGATTATGATGGAGCAGGCTCTTTCGTAAGTAAATTTGGTTTAATGATTGAATCATCAGCTACATTAGTTGTAGCAAGAAGAAGATGGAATCAATTAGTTGGTCAATATGGTAATACTATTTTAACAAATCGTCCAGTTGAAGGAGATTTAATTTATTTTCCTTTAACTAAAAGTTTATTTGAAATAAGATTTGTAAAAGATAAAGATCCTTTTTATCAATTAGGAAAACTTTATACTTATAAATTACAAGTTGAATTATTTCAATATTCTTCTGAAAAAATTGATACAGGTGTACCTGAGATTGATGTATTTGAACCATTAAAAACATTCAATACTGATCCTGCACGTAATGAAGTAATGTATGTAAATAGTATTACATTTACAAATCTTGGTGCAGGTTATGTATCAGCACCAACATTAACATTTACTGGTGGAACTCCACTTACAAATGCTACAGCTACTTGTACTATATTAGATGGTAAAATAAATAGTGCTACAATTACGAATGTAGGAAATGGATTTAAGAGTGTACCTACAATTACAATAAGTGCACCAGCAGCTGGAGGAACTCAAGCTGTTGCTACTTGTACTTTAAATATGAATATTGATAAGCAAGGTGGCTTTGGTGATAACGTTTCGGTTAAAGTTGAAAGAGACGTAAATAATAATAAAGTGGCATGGTCTGAAAATAATCCATTTGGAGAATTTTAATCATGTTAAATAAACCACCATATTATCACGAAACAATAAGAAATTGTATTATAGGATTTGCAAAAATATTTTCAGATCTTAAAATTGAAAGAAAAAAAGCAAACGGAACAGTAGAACAAACGTTATTAATTCCGATTGCTTATGCTCCGAAAGAAAAGTGGATACAACGTATAGAACAAGATCCTACTCTTTCGAATCAATTGATGACTACTCTTCCTCGTCTTTCTTTTGAAATGACTGGATTAAATTTAGATGCAACGAGAAAAGTTTCACGTATGGCATCTATTGAGAAGAATAAAGCAGTTGGATCTGGAGTAAATACAGCAAATAGAGTATTCGCTCCTGTACCATATAATTTAGATATAAATTTATATTGTATATCTAAAAATACAGAGGATGGTTTACAAATAGTAGAACAAATTCTACCTTATTTTACACCAGAATTCACGATGAGTATTCAATCGATGAAAACACCTCTTGATATTGTCACTGATGTTCCTATTATTTTAAATAGTGTGACATTTGTAGACGAATATGATGGTACTTTTGAGACACGTAGGTTTGTGACATGGACATTAGGTTTTCAATTAAAACTTAATCTTTTTGGATATGCAAACCCAGATGGTAAAATTATATCTAAAACGATTGTTGATATTGGCAATCCAGATAGACAAAACACGATAATAGCTAACCTAAATACAGGTGGAATTACGAGTGAAACATGGGAAGATATATTTAAAACTTCCGAATACGATATAACATAATAGGAAACAAATATGGCAAAACAAGCAATAGGAGTTGGTTCATCGCCGAATGACGGAACAGGTAATACTTTACGTGATGGTGGTGTAAAAATCAATTCTAACTTTGACGAATTGTATAACGGACTAGGTGGAAGCACTGTACGTATTGCAATTCCATCATCATCAATTTCAAATGGTGCAACACTTAAATTTGATGGAACTAATTTCGTACCAAACTCAGATATAGATACAAATACTACTTATGCTATTAGTTCAGAAACAGTGACAAGTGGTGCAAAAGTAAGATTAACAGGATCAGATTCTTCAACTGATGATATATCAATTTTAACAGCAAATGCTGGACTTACAATTACTCGTACTGACGCAAGTACAATCACTCTTACAAATAACAATCCATCTCCTGTCACTTTTTCTTTAAGTGCTGAAGCTATTCAAGCAGGTCAAAGAACAATTCGTTTAACAGGATCAAATGCTTCGTTATCTGATATTGCTCTTATTGCTGGTACTGGTATGACAATATCAAATCCGACTGCTTCATCTATTACTTTAGATTCTGCAATCGTTTCAGTGAATGGTGCAACTGGTACAGTTATTACAAACAGAACATATTCTTTTGGTGGTGGTACATCTAATCATTACGTTGTGACTGGTCCAGGATTGCCTACAGCTGGATCAAATGACCCAGATATTATTGCTCAAAGAGGTGAAACTATAAGATTTACAAATACACGTTCAGGACAAATTTTAGAAATACTTGATACTTCAAATGCTGCTCCTGCAGGTGATTATATTTCATCGCAAGGTTCATCAGCTAATATAGCAGATCAAAACCAAACGATTACATTTACAATACCAATGTCTGCTTCTACAGGAAACACATTTAAATATCGTAGTCAAACTGAGCCTGCGAATATGTTAGGAAACATAGTAGTTATATAATAAAGGTGGATAGGGCTTATGCCTACAAATTTTTATAATGCAAATACAGCACTTAAAGCTGTTGGTGTAAAAGTAAAATTTACAAAACAAGAAGTACAAGAATTTCTTAAATGTAAAGAAGATCCAATTTATTTTATAGAAAATTATTGTAAAATAGTTTCATTAGATTTAGGATTAATTCCTTTCGCTTTATATGATTGTCAAAAAGAAAAAGTAAGAACAATCATGAATAATCGTAAAGTGATTTTAATGGAAGGAAGACAGCAAGGAAAAACTATTACTTCTGCTGCATGTATTGTACATTATACATTGTTTAATGATAACGTCACTGTTGGTATATTAGCAAATAAAGGAAGTACCGCAAGAGAAGTTTTAGATCGTTATCAATTAATGTATGAAAATTTACCTTTATGGTTGCAACAAGGTGTTGTGACTTGGAATAAAGGAGATGTAGAATTAGAAAATGGTAGCAAAGTATTTACTTCTGCTACAACACCAAGTGCGATACGTGGTAAGTCAGTTAATTGGTTATATATTGATGAAGCTGCAATTATACCAAATCAAATCGCAGAAGAATTTTTTACTTCAGTTTATCCTACTATTATGGCAGGAGAAACTACAAAAATATTATTAAGTTCCACTCCATTAGGATATAATCACTTTTGGAAATTTTGGAATGATGCTGTAAATGATAAAAATGGATTTAAAAATCTTTTTATTCCTTACGATAAAATTCCAGGAAGAGATAAAGCTTGGGCTGAAGCAC